ACGTCTACCTCCCATAGGAAATCCGCCCATCATACCGCCCATGCCATTCATATTCAATATAGCTCTTGTTGTGGCTTCCTGTTCTTCAATCAAATCGTCAATTTGACGTTTTGTTGGGCTGTCGGGATTCAAATCCATATCATTTGCTTGGTCAGCAATTTGCCTTGTTAAAAAGGCAACGTCCCTTGACATTAACTTAACATTTGCTTCGAGGGTATTATCAAGAGCTCTAATATTTTGTTCGAGATTTTTATTAAGAGAGGATATTTCTTCCGCGATTAAACTTTCCGTCGGATCTTCAGGTATTGTAACATTGCTTGCCGCTTGTGTAGTTTGTGGAGTTGCACCTGGCATTGATGCCCTTGCTGACCCTACAGAAGTGCCTGTGCCGAAAAGAGTTGAAGGACGTAATGCCTGCTTTGCAACCGCGCCAAAGCCTTTTACACTTTCATCTACACCTAAAAATCTTTTTGTTAAACTAACTGCTCTATCCATTTTTATTCTTTTCGGCTTTTTTCTTAAGATGTTCTATTAGCATTGCAATGTAAACGGTCCTCTCCCAAGGCAACCAATTTTCTATTTCTGTTAATGAGTATTTATGTTCCTGCATTAATAAAAAATTGGTTTTAAAAAAGTTTTCTAACGATTCATGGGAGAGGTTTATACGAAAAAATTTACATAACCGTTCAAATTAAGATAATTTTCCTTCCCACAGTTAGCACATTTAAATTCAATAAGATGTTCAAGAGCAGGCATTGTTTCAAAAAACTCTCTGATATTTTCAAAGTTTGTTGCTGGTAAGTTCTCTACCCATTGATACATCTCTGTTTCTGATATTTCATCACACTCAATAACTTCATCATCGTCATAAATTGTTTTAATACTTTTTGCTACAAGTGCGTATATCGCTTCATTGTTGTCACCTTCCAATAACTTAGCCATTTCCTTGGCATCAGGATATTTCATTTCCACTGCCATAGTCTTGGAAAGTTTTATTGGATTCTTGTGATCCTCATCTAGCGTAAGTTCTAAATCTTCTAAATTTAACTGATGATTATATTGTGTTCCGCAATCACCACAAACCATATTTAAATCTATTGCATTAGATATGGATGCAGATCTAAGTTTTAGAAAAATATATTGTAGTTCAAATAAGGGAAGTTTATCTCCCTCAATTTTTCCAAAAGAACAATTCGTTATGATCTGCTGTGTAGCTTTCATCATATCATTAATGTCATTAGTTTCACTAGCCATGACAAGCATTTTTTCTTCCTTTACAAGGAAGGGTCTGAAATTAACGATATCTTTTGTAGAAAACATCTCGATTTCAATTAAAGGTACATCTACCTGAGGTAGCATAATATTTACTCCTAATTATAAATTTCTTCTAAGTATTTCCCTAAGATCCAAATCTTTAAAGTTAAGAAAACGTTTAAGTCCTTTGTATTTACTATCAACCGGCAGTCCATCGGACTTCCAATATTTGTATTGCATTATAACGTTTACACGATTGATTCCTTCATTGGATGCTGATAAAGGTGTTAGTGCAATGGTCCGAGGAAATGCATCTACAAGTGTCCATTCCCCAGTTCTTCTATCGCCCCTATCCAATGTGTATATTGTTATTCTACCGGTATAATCATTATAAAAGCCTACTTCCTTGGACAAAGGATCTACAGTTGCACTACCTATCCAATCCTCAAAGTATGCACGAACGTCCCAATTAGCATCACAATAAAAAGTAAAGGATGCTGATTCCCCTAGATATTCCAAACTCTGGGCACGGAATTCAGTCCAGTTACCAATTTTTATAGGCGCACTAGGTATAAGTATTCCTGGAACCGCGGCTTCCTCGCATAAAATAGAAACATGTCTATCATAACCAAGACCAGGGGGACCGTTTATTTCTATCTCAAATCTACCTGATCGTGATAAATCTTCTTTTCTTACTTTTGCAAGTAAATCATTAAACTTGAAGTATGAATCTGCCATTAGATTGCCGCCATTGAATCGTTAAATACTGTTTGTTTGCCAGCACCCTCAAATTTTTCAACAGGTAACATAATAGCTGTCTGCCAATTCTCGGGGTTGACTCTTAAAATTCTTGATCTTATATGGTTAAACAAATAACGTTTCACTGTAGGCTGAACTCCTGGAAAACGTGATGCACTTTGCAAAACATTCCAGTTATATCTCATTTGTGTGTCCGGACCAATGGTTCTTGAATCTTTTGTTTCAATTAATGCACCTAGTAGTTTTGCTCTTAACATATAAGGCAAGTAATGTAAGTTAAGCCCGTAGAACCCTCCTGTGGCATTGTCATAGGGCAATACAAGGGGGAATCTGTCATAGTAGGGCAACTTTGCTTTTGTCTTAGGGTCATATACAAACATATACATGCTACCTACTTCTGGACGTCCAGAAGTTTCACCCAAATCAGATGCAAATACTTGTCCAGGTGCATTAACACCTCCTGCAAGTTTTCTAATTTGATCTTGATACCAATTTACAGAACGTTTTGTGTCGCCTGCGTTTAGTCGTATTGTTTCAAATGGATTAGCCATACGACTATTTATACGAGATGCCTAATTCTTTCTCTGTAATAATTTTAAACTCCCAGCCCTGGTCAATGCAAAACTCTTTGGCACTTTCCCATTTTGCTAGATTCACGCCCCATTGTTTTACCTCGTTGATAAAACGTTTTGTTCTTCTTTTAGGTATTGTGGGTTCTTTTGTAAAACGTTCTGGTTTTATTTCAATTAGATACTTCTTCTTACCTACCTTTATATAAAAGTCAGGAAAGTATCTGTGTATTTTATTATCAAGGGGTGACCTATAAGGTATTGCAATTTCTTCGGAACCCCATTCTTGAAGGTCTTCATTCATATCACACCAATTCATAAATTTAAGCTCATAACTAGAGCGATAAATAATATTAGTAGGGTCACCGCGATACTTTTTAGGATTGCGAGGAATAAAACGCCCTTGGTGTAAATTTTTGGTATAAGTCATATAAATAGTCTAAAACAATGTAATAAAGGTATTTATCACAAATGGCACAAGAGACACCAGGACAACGAAGACAGAGAAGAAAAAATTCTCGGGGTGGTCCAAACAGAAACGATGAGATTAGCCAAAATAAGGATGCAGTCACATCTAGTAATGAAGAGGCATCCCAAGCCAATTCTGTTATAAAAGAAGTTCCCCAAGGCAATGGTGACCTAAATGTTGAAGAAAGAATTGAACGTGCCAAACGGCGTAAACAAAAAAGAACATATCGGTATCCTCAGGACATTGATTCCGAAATTCAACCACACTCTATGGTGTTTAATATTCTAGAAAGAATACCTTCTAATGAAGCAAAAGCTATTAGAAGCGGTGAGGCTCCAGGTGCTTTATACTCAGATAGTAGTGAAAATAGAGTAAATGCAGAACAGGGAGCAGGATTATTTTCTGTGGCTACTGCTCAGGCTGTCGCATTAGGAACTGCGGGTGGTGTGGCGGCCTTAGCGACCGGCAAGGCTTTGGGCGGCGGCGGCGCTAGCGGATTATTAAAAACGGCTGTGGGTTTAGGTGGATTTGCCCTAGGTGCCAATGCACTCAATTCTAGAACGGGACTTATTAAAACAAATACAATTATTCAACTTTATATTCCTCAGTCTCTTAGCACTAAGTATGGCGCACAATGGCAGGATACTGAATTGGGAACAATAGGCGGTGCTATAACACAAGTGGGACCGGGTACCACAAGTTTAGACGAATTTTTAAAAAGTGCTGGGGGAGCAGGTGAGGCAATAGGTCGAGGTTTGATAGGTGTTTCTGATATTTTTAAACAAATTGGATTAAATGTGGATTTTGGCGGCACGGTTCAAGCACTCACTAAAAAGGTTGTAAATCCTTTTAAAGAGCAACTCTTTAAAACTATGAACTTTCGAGACTTTGCTTTTGAATGGAAGTTCGCTCCGAGAAATAGAAATGAATTAGAAAATGTTATGCAAATCATTGATACATTCAAATATCATATGCACTCAGGCAGAGATACAAGTGATTTCTTCCTTACATATCCTTCCGAGTTTCAGATAGAATTTAGATATAGGGGCGCCGAATCTCTTT